TAATTTACAAAGCATGATGCAAAATGAACCTGAGATATGGAGGTAATATGGATTGGTTTCAAAGTAAAACAGGACAAATAATAGCTTTAGTATCAATAGTTGGCACTTTAGCTGGTTTTGGTTATACAGGTGCTACTTATGTAAATAGATTAGAAAATCTTGAAGCAAAAATTGGTGGTGTTGATGAAGCAGAAGATGAAATGAAAATAATAGAAGAACGCTTTATGGCTATAGAAACTTCTGTTGAATATATAAATAAGTCAATAGATAGTTTAAAAATACCTGATGTAACAGAAATAAAAACTGATATAGCTACAATCAAATCTGATTTACAAAGTTTAGAAAAACAAATAGAGGAGATAAAAGATGATAATAAGAATCCTCTTGCTGGCTAGTTTATTTCTAGTAAATTGCTCAACACAGTCAAAATTTATACCAATAGCAGATGATTCTAACTTAGAGTGGAATGATGAATACGACTCTGATAAATGGCGAGAAAAGTTTAAAAGATGTCAAGCCTTTTTACATTCTGATAATGATGCTTGGCATTGGTGCATGAATAATGAGTAAAGTATTATCAGGAATCGTAGTGGTACTATTAGGTGCTTGCTATTACTTTTTTAGTCAAAATCAAATACTTGTAGCGAATAATTCTAAATTACAAAATGCCGTAGTTACACAAGAAGAAACAATAAAAACCATCCAAAAAGACTTTAATAATCAAGCTAAGCAGCTCCAAGATATAACAATTAAAAGTCAAGCAGCCCAAAGAGAACTAAACCGTTATACACAGTTTATACAAAACTATCAACTTACGGCTAAAATATTAAGTGATCCAGTAGAAATGGAGAGGAAAATAAATAATGGTACAAAACATATCATGGAAGATATTGAGAAAATCAGCGTTACTATTGATGATCTTGATAGTGGGCTCCAGTTGCAGCCTGCTTCCAACTAACCCAATACAAGTAACTGCAAAACCGATAGAGCGCACAATCGTACAGCCTATTATGCCCAGAGAGATTGATCTAAAACAACTACAATGGATTGCCGTAACACCCGACAATTGGGAGGAACAGTTAGCTAGAATTGAAAAACAAGAGGGCGAGCTGGTATTTTTAGCTATGACAATACCTGATTACGAAGTGATGGCTTACAATATGCAAGAGATAAAAAGGTATATTACTGAGTTAAAAGATGTTGTTGTATATTATAGAACAGTAACAACTAAGAAAAATGAGCAATAAACCAGAACCGTATATATACAAAGCAACTATCGATAGAGTGGTTGATGGCGATACAATTGATGTTACCCTTGACTTAGGCTTTGATGTCCGTCTGCATAAACAACGCTGCAGGTTGGCAGGCATAGACACACCTGAGTCAAGGACTCGTGATCTAGCAGAAAAAAAATTAGGCTTAGATGCTAAAGAAAGATTAAAAGAACTATGTATAGGATCTATAACTATAAAATCATTTGGAAAGGGTAAATATGGCAGAATACTTGCAATACCTTATACAGAAGATGGCAAAGATATTTGTCAGCTTCTTATCAAAGAAGGCCACGCAGTTGAATATTGGGGTGGTAAAAAAACAAAAGTCTGGGGGGACTATTAATATGAATATATCAAACGAAGGAATATCTTTAATAAAAAGGTTTGAAGGTTGTGAGCTTGAGGCTTACAAATGTGCAGCAGGAGTTTGGACTATAGGTTATGGCCATACAAAAAATGTTAAAGAAGGCATGACTATATCTAAAGAACAAGCAGATAATATGTTATTGAATGAACTAGATGAATATTGTGAGTATGTAGAAAAAGCAGTAGATGTAGATTTAGAACAATGTCAATTTGATGCTTTGGTTTCTTGGACATACAATTTAGGATCAACTAATTTAAACAATAGTACTATGTTAAAAGTTCTAAATAATAAAGAGTACGAGGAAGTACCAAATCAAATAAAGCGTTGGAATAAAAGCAACGGTGAAGTTTTACAAGGTTTAGTAAGGCGCAGAGAGGCAGAGGCTTTATTATTCGAGGGGAAAGATTGGACTGAAATATAATGCCTATAAACAAAGTTACATTTAGACCAGGTATCGTAAGAGAAGGAACTCAATACGATAACGAAGGCGGTTGGTTTGATTGTAATTTAATAAGGTTTCGTAGTGGCAGACCTGAAAAATTTGGTGGATGGGAAAAACTAACTACAAATACCTATTTAGGAACCTCTAGAGCATTACATAATTGGATTGCTTTAGATGGTGCAAAGTATTTAGGAATAGGCACCAACTTAAAATATTATATTAAAGAAGGTAATAACTTTAATGATGTTACGCCTATAAGACTCACTACTGGTGCAGGAGATGTTACATTTTCTGCCTCAAATGGAGATGCGACAATAACTGTCGCTGATACAGCACATGGGGCAGTACAAAATGATTTCGTTACATTTTCTGGAGCATCAAGTCTTGGCGGTAATATTAACTCTGCAGTTTTAAATCAAGAATACCAAATTGCAACTATAGTAAATGCTAATAGCTATACTATAGAAGCTAAAAATACCAGCGGAGTTACTGTAACTGCTAATTCAAGCGACACAGGTAATGGTGGTTCTTCTGTTGTGGGCACATATCAAATCAATACTGGTTTAGATGTTTTTGTAGCATCTACTGGTTGGGGTGTTAGTTCTTGGGGTGACGGTACTTGGGGATCTTCTACAAGCATTTCATCCGTAAATCAACTTAGATTATGGACGCATGACAACTTTGGTGAAAATTTAATTATAAATCCAAGGGGTGCAGGTATTTTTGAGTGGATAGAAAGTGATGGGTTATCTACAAGAGCAGTTGCTTTATCAGGTAGATCAGGTGCTAACCTTGTGCCTACAAAAGGATTACAAGTTATAACATCAGAAATAGATAGACATCTAATAGTATTAGGAGCTGATCCTTTAAATACAGGAGGTACAGCAAGAACAGGCACAATAGATCCTATGTTTATTGCGTTTAGTGATCAAGAAAATGAGCTAGAGTTTGAACCAAAAATTACTAATACCGCTGGATCTTTACGGCTTTCATCAGGATCATTAATTATAGGTGCTGTCAAAGCTAGACAAGAGATTGTGATATTTACTGATACCTCGGTTTATAGTATGCGTTTTGTTGGCCCCCCGTTTACATTTGCAGTAAATTTAATTAATGAGTCTACAGGTTTAATATCACCAAAAGGAGCTGTGACTGCTCCTCAAGGCATTTATTTTATGTCTTACGATAACTTTTATATTTATAACGGTACCGTGCAAAAATTACCTTGTAATGTTTTAAATTATGTTTTTTCTGATATTAATGATAGTCAAGCTTTTAAAATACACGCTTTTACAAATACTAAAGAAAATGAAGTTGGTTGGTTTTATCCTTCTGCAAGTTCAACTGAAATAGACAGATATGTAATTTACAATTATCAAGATAGAGTTTGGTATTACGGCCAGTTAAGTAGAACTGCTTGGTTAGATTCAGGCGTTGAGTCATTTCCTCAAGCAACGGCAAACAATCTTTTGTTCCAGCACGAGGTAGGATTTAATGATGATGGTTCTCCTATGACTGGTGTGTTTATAGAAAGTTCAGATTTTGATATAGGTGATGGTAATAATTTTCAATTTATTCGTAGAATATTACCAGATGTACGGTTTATTGAGGACCAGAATAATTGTTCAGTAAACTTAATTTTAAAGACTAGAAATGCTAATGGATCGTCTTTATCTACTAAATCTACTAGCGAGGTTAAAAGCGACACCAATCAACTGCACATAAGAGCAAGAGGCAGACAAGCCGTATTAAGACTTGAATCAAATGATGATGCTACTAATGACGGTAATCTTTCAGTAGGCTGGCGTTTAGGGGCAACTCGTATGGATGTGAAACAAGACGGTAGAAGATGAGCAAACTACTACCTACTCAGCTTCCAATAGCAGTAGGAGATACCGTTACTGTAGAACTATTTAATAGACTTGTTCGTATTTTAGAGATAAACTTAGGAGCAGTAGACCCTGATAATACAATACAATTATCAACTACTGAACGTGATTCTCTAAATTTTAATAGAGGTACGCTAATATTCAATACCACTAATGAGGTGTTGCAAGTATTTGACGGTACTGAATTTATTGATTTAACCAGCCACCGTACTTACTTAACAGGATTATCTGCAACAGGAAGTGTAGGATCAGTTAGTGTGACTACATAAAACATGAGGTTATAAATGCTTAGTGCATCAGAGAAGAAAAAATTAACAGGTATAGCAGCTTTAGGCAGGAACGAAGATAATCAGTTAGTTCATGTAGCTAAAGGTGAAATGGTTGTACCACCAGTTATAAGACCAGAAACAAGGCAAATGGTCGAAACCGATATGCAAAATGTTGGTTTAAATCCTCGAGAATATCAAATAGGTAACAATGAAGTAACTATAAACCCAAATACAGGTTTACCCGAGTTTGGATTTCTATCCAAAGTGTTTAAAAAAGTTAAAAACGCAGTTAAAAAAGTAGCAAAAGTTGCAGTACCAGCTGCTATGTTCATTCCAGGAGTAGGGCAAGCTTTAGGTGCAGTAGGCGGTTCATTATTAGGCAAAGTGGGTTTAGGTAATGTTGCAAGTGGTATTGGTAGTTTTGTAAGTAAGGTACCAGGTTTAAGTAATGTAGGAGGTGCTATAACTAAAGGATCTACTGGTGGATTAGGTAGTGCTTTACAGTTGGGTGGTCAAGCAATCCGACAAGGTGTAGGAAATTTATTTCAAAGAGGCATAGGTCAATCAATTATGGGTGGCACACCACCTTTTAATCCTGCTCAAGGTGGTTTTGTGCCAACAGGAGGATTTATACCGACATCTGGTTCTAGTAGTGCCAACGATTACCTAAATCAGTTTGAACCAAACTCTTATAGAGAAATAAATGGACGAGGTTTCATCTTAGGCAAAGATGGGCAAATGTACCCAGTAGATCAAGTAAAAAGTCAATATGCTGCACTTATGGGTCAATCACAACCACAATCAGGTTCTTTTTTTGGTTTCAAAACTCCTGGTTTTATTAAGGGTATTGGAGACGCTATAGGATTAGGTGGAAGAAGTGGACTAGAAGATACTTATGGGCCTAACGTCCAACAAGGTAGGTTTTTTGGCAGAAGAACGCCAGGATTTATTAGAGGTATAGAAGATGTCTTAAAGTCACCTTTTCAAGCACAAGGTGATCGAGGCCCGATAATAGACCCAGCAATAGCAGCATTAGCCATAGGCTATGGCAAATTAAACAAAGAAGCTGCAGAAAGAGTATCAGGCGGTATGCAAGATATTAGACAAAGCATAAGACCAGATTTAGCTCAGCCTGTAACATTTGGTAATAATATGGGTTTTGATGTGGGTGTAAGAAGATTTGCAGATGGTGGTGCTGCAGAAAAAGTTTTAGATATGCGACAGGGTGGTGAGTCAGAAGGTCCTGGAACAGGTACAAGTGACGACATACCTGCTATGTTAAGTGATGGTGAATTTGTGATGACTGCTAAAGCAGTCAGAGGTATTGGTGCTTTTACTGTAAATAGCGGAAAAGATAAAATAGATATGACTTTATCAGGCAAACCTTCTAGAGAAAAAGGCGCTGATAATATGATGAAGTTAATGAAAAAATTTGAGAATTATGGCTAGTATTTTTGATAGATTAAGAAAAAATTTTAGTGGCGATTACACTAGAGCTGCACCTATTGCTCCAGTATTGCAAGGTCAAGCTGTTAATGAAGCATTAGGAGATCCACGTTTAACGCAGTTATATTTTGGTACTTCTGATTCTCCTGGTTTTTTGCAACAACTTAGAGACGCTGCAGGTAATTTAATTAGTCAAGATGTACCGTTACAAGAAACTGCGCAAATTAGTGATTTAGAACAGGCAGCAATAGACAGAGCTCGTGCTGGTATAGGATCGTTCACACCTTTTTTATCGCAAAACCAAGCTTTAATAAATCAAGCTATAGCACAATCTAGAAGAGCAGAGCACT